GTGGGCAAGCTCGACCTGATGATCGGCCACGCGCCCAGCAGCAAGGTGATTGCCCTTCCGACGGACAAGGAGTATCGCGGCGAGGTCGCCGCCCAGAGCAGGAAGAAGCGCAGCGGGGCCGGGGACGAGTTCCTGGCGTCGAAGGCCGGGGACGCCCTCGCCAGACTGAGGGCCATAAACGAATAGGAGGAACATCATGGAAGTCACAGCAGCAGAGCGCACCACCACCTACACCGGGGCCCAGAGCCTCGCAGCGAAGATCAACGGCTACATCGTGGCCCAGCGCACCAGCATCGCCGCGATCGCCAAGGAGATCGGTTATAGCCGGGTCACCGTTTCCCGGTATCTGGCTGGCAAGTACGACAGCGACCCCACGGGCATTGAGGCCAAGCTCGCCGCGTTTCTGGCGGGCCAGACCGGGGAGGAGGTGGAGCTCCCGCCGCCCCCGGAGCCGGGACAGAAGGGCGGGCAGAAGCCGCGCTTCTATGAGAGCCGGGACGCCAAGGCCGTCCTGGGCGTGTGCCAGAGCAGCCAGGAGTATATCGGTCTGGGCATCGTGGTGGCCCGCAGCGGCTACGGCAAGACCTACGCCCTCCGGGAGTACGCCAAGCTCCCCCGGGTCGCCTACATCGAGTGCGACGACACCATGAGCAGCCGGGACTTGGTGGAGGCGATCGAGCGGAGCATCGGGCTCCCCAACGGCTACGGCACGATCTGGCGCAGGGTCAACGGCATCCGGGAGTTCTTCAACACCAACCGGGGCTACCTCCTCATCATCGACGAGGCGGACAAGCTGGTGAGCAAGTACACCCAGAAGAAGATGGAGATACTTCGGGCGATCTTCGACCAGAGCGACGTGGGGCTGGTGATCGCGGGCGAGCCGAAGCTGGAGGCCCAGATCAAGACCTACCTCGCACGAATGGCGAACCGGGTCGACTTCTACGCCTCGCTCCGGGGGCTGGCCCCCTCCGAGGTGGAGGGCTACCTGGAGGACTTCAATATCACCCCGGACGCCCTGCTGGAGCTGAAGGAGCGGGCGTGTAATATGCGGACGGGCTGTTTCCGCCTCCTCGACCGCACCCTTTCCAACGTGGGGCGCATCCTGGCCGAGCGGGGCGAGGACACGGTCACCGTGAAGATCATCGAGCAAGCGTCCTCCATGATGATGCTCTGACAACAGGGGGCCGGGACAATGAAAATGAGAAAGCGGCGGCACATGGGCGCGGCCCTGGTGGTTCTCTCCTGGCTCATCCTGCTTCTGGCCGCGACCGGGGCGACCCCCATCGACCAGGACGCCACCGCCGCAGTGCTGCTCCTCCCCCTGGGGCTCTACATGATCTTCACGGAGCAGTATATTTTGTACCCCTGACGCCGACCGGCGCGGGCATATAACCGAAAGGAGCTTAGACATGGCAAGAAAGCGAGTCATTGAGGAGCCGACCCTCAAATCCTGGGAGGACGTGAACGACGCCCTCCGTCAGATCGCGGAGGCCCAGATCGCGCTGGGCGACATCGAGAGCGATATGCAGAAGCAGATCATCGGGGCCCAGAAGGTGGCCGAGGAGCAGAGCAAGCCCATCAAGGACGCCCAGGCCCGGCTGGAGCGGGAGATCAAGGCGTTCGTCACCGAGCACCGGGACGAGATGGGGAAGGCGAAGACCATGACCCTGACCTTCGGCGAGGTGGGCTTCCGGCTCTCCACCTCCATTTCCCTCCCCCGGGCGAAGGAGAAGCTGGAGGAGATCATCCGCCGCCTGAAGTCGCGCCAGATGCACGACTGCATCGTGACGAAGGAGGAGGTCAGCAAGGAGGCCCTGAAGAAGTACGGCGAGGACACGGTCAACGCGGTCGGAGCCACCTGGAAACAGAGCGACGTCTTCGGCTATGAGGTGAACATCGCCAAGCTGGAGCAGATCAAGGCGGGCGGCTGAGAAAGGAGTGGGCGAGGAATGGCAGCACGAACAGGGCGCAAGCAGCCCTCCATCCGCACCCTCTGGGCGATCGCCAAGTCGCCGGAGCTGCACATGACGGACGAAGACCTCCACGCGCTGGTCTACCGCGAGACCAGGAAGGAGTCCATAAAGGCACTGACCCAGGGACAGATCAACGAGGTGGCCCGCGTCCTCCAGAATATGAAGGACGGGGTCAGCCGCAGCACCCGCCCCAAGCGTACCGACGAGGGCGGCGACGCCCGCACCGTCCAGCAGCGGCGCAAAATCTACGCCCTGACCGAGTCGCTGGGCTGGAACGACAACCCCCAGCGCATTCAGGGCTTCGTAAAGCGCATGACCGGTGTCGACCGGCTGGAATGGCTGAACGTGGCCCAGTGCGAGAAGGTGATCGAGGGGCTCAAGGCGATCCTGAAACGGCAGGAGCGGAAGGAGGGGGAGGGATGAAGGGGGCAAGCGACCAGGACATCCTGGCTGCGCTGGGCGGCATCATTGAGATGCAGCGCACCGCCCGGAGCGATGTGGAGGTCTGTGCCGAGACTGGGCTTGTGTTCCTCCGCATCTATTACCAGAAGCTCCCGGAGTCCGTCGCCCGCCGCCTTACGGAGCTCAACCCGGTCGCGCTGGCGGCTATCCCCGGGGCGACCGGGCACAACGGCTCCGAGAAGGCCCGGAAGAACATCACCTCAAGCGTGGCGAGCGATGCGGCCTTCGCCCAGGTCATCCGGGCGGCAAACATCTACCGCAAGAAGCTGGGCCTCGGCCCCCTGGGGGCCGACGGCAAACCAGAGCAGACGGAAGGAGGCAGCAACAGTGAGTAACAGCGAACAGGCCGGGCGCGTGTGCCCGATCTGCGGCAGGAGGTACACGGAGCGGCCCGCCCTCTCCCGGGCGGACAACGCCACGGACATCTGCCCGGACTGTGGGATGATGGAGGCCCTGGCCTCCATCCCCCGAAGGCGGGAGGGGCCCGCCGAGCGCACCCGGAGGGCCGTGTACGCCACAGGCAACAGGTGGGCGATTGAAAACTTCAACGCCACCCACAGCTGAGAGAGGGGGCTCACATGGCCGGAGTATATAAGGGCCGGTACTGCGCCCGCTTCTACTGCGACAAGGTTCGTGAGCGGCGATGCTGCGCTGACTGCTGGCGTCGCAAAGCCCGGAAGTGCCGCGGGGCCTGCCAGAATGACCCGAGTCGGTGCGGATTGCAGGGCAAGCCCTCGGAGAGGAGGCGGCGGTCATGCTGACCATCACCCTCCAGGTGGGAGCCCCGCCCGGTCAGGCGATCGGGGTCAAGGAGGACATCGCTATGCGGCTGGAGCCCCTGGGCGATGTGCGCGTGGTGTCCATCACCGAGGACACACCGGAGCAGCTCCACGTCGCGGGCTACGGGGCCGCACAGGGCCCGCCGAAGCGTTAGGGGGCTGGGATATGGCAAAGAAACAGAAGCGGCTCACGCAGCGCGAGAAGGCCGAGAGAGCGGCCATTAAAAAGCAACTCCAAGCGGACGGAGTCCTCCCGCCCAACAAACCCCGGCTCAATCGAAAGAAGTTCGCCCGGGAAGCGTTCGAGGCGTTTGAAGCGTTCTACACCTCCGAGCCCATCCGGGCGGAGCTCTCGCTCATTAAGGCGATCGGCTTCATGGTGGGGCCGGACATGAAGGAGGTCTCGCCGGAGGAGGTCGGCGTCCTCAAGCTGCTCAAGCTCGCGGTCGAGTACAACGTCTTTCTCAGAAAACTTGAGAGCGAGGGCCGCACGAAGTACACCTACGGGGAGCTCATTGACGAGGTCATTCTCCCCATCACCAACTTATAGGAGGTAAAACCACCATGGCAAAACTGACACCTGACGCGACGAGGACGGAGTGCGGCCTCGTCATCAACGAGAAGATCATCCCCTGGGGGGCCAAGTGGCCCAAGGACTCCGGGAAATACAAGAAGGGCCAGAAGTTCAAAGCGGACAAGCGGCTCTCCGGGGGCACCGGCAAGGTGGCGGGCGTGACCATCCACAACACCAACGACCTGGAGAATGTGGAGGAGGACGCGGAGCAGTACACCCGGGCGACGTGGCCCAACGCCAACATGAACGACGCCCGCGTCCATTACTATGTGGACGACATCAATGCGTGGCAGAACCTGGAGGACACCGAGGTGGGCTGGCACGCCGGGGACGGCGGCAGCGGCCCGGGGAACGGGACGACCATCGCGATCGAGATCATCATGGACGGCTCCGGGAGCAAGGAAGACTTGGGGGCCGAGGCCAACGGCGTCATCCTGGCTGCGCTGCTGCTGAAGAAGTACGGCCTGACCGTGGAGCAGCTCTACACGCACAACCACTGGATGGGTCACCCGGACGCGATCGTGCAGGGGGCCCGGAAAAACTGCCCGCTCTACATCCTCCCCCACTGGGAGCAGTTCAAGGCCAAGGTCGCCGCGAAGCTGGCGGAGCTCAACGGAGCGGGCACAGACGCCCCCACCGAGGAGGCCAAGACGGCGATCATGGGCGAGGCCCGGGCCACGGCGCAGCAGATGGCCCTCTACTGCCGGAGCAAGAACGCCGAGCCGAAGATCACCAGCTGCTCCCTTGAGGAGCTGGCGGAGATGTATCTGGAGGAGGGCAGGGCCGAGGGCGTCCGGGGCGATGTGGCCTGGGCCCAGAGTCTCCATGAGACCGGCTTCTTCAAGTTCGGCGGCATCGTCCAGCCGGGCCAGAACAACTTCGCGGGCATCGGGGCCCTGAACGGGAACACCCAGGGACAGGCGGCGACGTTCCCCGACCCGCGCACCGGCGTCCGGGCCCAAATCCAGCACCTGAAGGCATACGCCTCCAAGGAGCCGCTGGTGAACGCTTGCGTCGACCCGCGCTTCTCCCTGGTCACCCGGGGTTCCGCCGAGTTCGTGGAATGGCTGGGAGCCTCCGACAACCCCCAGGGCAAGGGCTGGGCGGTGCCGGGCAAAGGCTACGGGGCCAGCGTGGTGAAGCTGCTGGGCGCGGTCATGGCCCAGGAAACGCCACAAAGCCCCGCAGAGCCCCCGGAGCCCGACCCCCTGGCACAGTTCCCCGAGTGGCAGCGGGAGGGCCTGACGCGGCTTGTGGAGGCCGGTATCATCAACAGCCCGGACGTCTGGGCAGCTCGCTACGGGACGCCGATCACAGTCGGCGAGATCTTCGGCATCCTGGGCAGGATGTGCCAGACGCCGGAGGAGTAACAGGAAAGGGGCGCGGGCATGGATGATCTCTCAAAAGAGCTGACCGTTGAGATGCTGCCGGACAACCAATGGAAGCAAGTGGCGGAGGAGATCGGCATTGAAAATTTCTGCAAGATGCTGAAAATCGTCGGCGGGGCCACCCTTTACATCCCGCAGCTGGACAACATCCTCCGCCCCGTCCGAGACGCCCGCATCAAGGCCGAGTTCAATGGCTGGAATTACCTCGAATTAGCGAGAAAATACAGCATAACAGACCGGCTGGTTCGGAGCATTTGCGGCCCCGGGAACGTGGAGGGGCAGCTCGACTTGTTCGGCGAACAGAGTGACACATCTTAGAAATAATTCTCTGAAATGCTTCATGCGGACATTTCACGAAAAGCATAGTACCCTAAGACTACAGGCTTCGCCTGTAGTCTTATTTTTTATGCTTGAAGGAGGCAGAAAAACATGAACATGGAGATCATCACCAGCGCGGCGAGCACCGCACTCGCCAACATCGTCCTGGCCGTCATCGCCCTGGCCGGGGCCTATGCGGTCTACTACATCCGGCTGGCCGGGGCCCAGGTGAAGGCGCAGACGAAGAAGATCGAGGACGAGAGTGCTCGGGCACTTCTGGAGGACGCCCTGGACGACGTGGAGCGGCTGGCGACCAAGGCGGTCGGCTACACGGAGCAGACTGTGGCGAAAGCCCTCCGGGAAGCGGTCAAGGCCGGAACAGGCGACCGGGAGAAGCTCCTGGCCCTGGGCCGGGACGTCTTCAATGAGGTCAAGCGCGAGATCGGGCCGGAGACGCAGGAGATCATCGTGAAGCACCTGGGCAGCTTCGACCACTATCTGGAGCAGTGCATTGAGAACGCCGTCCTCAAGATCAAACAGGCCGACCCCTATATTACACTCCCTGGGGCCCTGGTGGACGGCGTCGGCGAGGCCGAGCTGAAGGAGGGCGTCGGCGGAGCTGTCGCTGAGTAAGGAGGGCCCCATGGACGTCATCCAAATCACCGCCGTTATCGGCGCAGCGGCGTCGCTGCTCTGCACCCTGGTCGTTGGAGCCCTGACCTACTTCTTCAAGAAGACGCTGACCTCCTTAGAGGACGCGGACAAGAAGAACGCCGCCGACATCCAGGCAGAGGCCCGGAAGCGGGAGCAGGAGCTGAAGGAGCTGATCGGCCAGTTCAACGACCTGAAGAGCGATATGCCTCTGGTCTACACCTTGCGGGAGGACTTCATCCGCAGCATGAACAGCGTCGACCACAATATCAGCGGGCTCGACCAGAAGCTCGATCAAGTTCTCCGGCTTATGACATCCTTCGGAAAGGAGGGGTAAATTATGGCCTTTATGGACGAGACCACCGAGCTGGAGGTGGAGAAGAACAAAGCAATCCGGGGCTATATCGTGCGGGCCCTGGCCCGGGGCAACAACGGGGCCCTGCTGGTTCGACAGATCGTCAACGCGCTCATGGCGGACAACCTCATTATAACCCCGGACATTGGCAAGTATCTCAAGTACCTGGAGGACGGCGGCTACATCGAGTTCACCAGCCGCTCCGTCAACGCCTACAACGCCTACCGGAAGGACGCCGTGGTGCAGCTCACCAAGAAGGGCATCGACTTGGTGGAGGACACCATCCAGGATGGTGGGGTCAATGTCTGAAAAGAAACGCCGAAGAGGTCGTGTACACTCCACCATAGACGACCTCCCGGAGCCCCTCAAGTCGCAGTTCGAGGTAAAGCTGGCAAACCCGGCGAACACCTACAACGAGCTCTCCGAGTGGCTGAAGGGCGAGGGCTACTCCATCAGCAAGTCGGCGATTGGCCGGTACGCAGTACGGACGAGGGAGGCCGCGCAGCGCGTGGCCGAAACCCTCCAGCGCACCCAGGCGATCGCCCAGGCCGTGGAAGCGCACCCCGATCTGGACTACACCAAGGCGGCGGAGCTGGTGCTTATGGACGGCCTCATGCAGCGGGTCAGCACCGCCGAGGAGGAATTTGACGAAATGCCGCTGGATAAGGCCGGGCGGCTGATTGCATCCCTGGCCCGAAACGCCACCTACGAAAAGCGCGTCCGGGCCGATCTGAAGAAGAAGGCGGAGCTGGCCTTTGAACAGATGGAGGCGGAGCTCATGGCGGCGATCAAGCAGCACCCGGAGCTGGCGGGTGAGCTGCACGACGTCCTGGCCCGGGCGCGGGAGAAGGTGTTGACGGATGGGGAAGATTGACCTGAAGGAATACCTGGAGCGACTGGAGGAGCCGGAAGACCGGGAAGCAGTCGCCAACCGTGACTACCAGCGGGAGCTCTTTCTCGAATATGTTGTCCGCGACAGCAATTTCCCCGAGCGTCGGGCGGAGCTTCTCCGGGACTTCAAGGCCGGGCAGGAGCTGACCGGGCCGAAGGGACTGCGCCGGAAGCTGGGGGCGATCGACCTGGAGTATTTTGGGCGGGCCTACCTCGCCCACTACTTTGTCCGAAAATCCCCCGCGTTCCACGGCGAGCTCGACCGCATCTGGCGGGAGGGCGTCCTGAAGGGGCTCGACCCCACCGTCGCCGCGAAGGAGATCAGCCGGGCGGACGGATGCAGGAGGGCGATCGAAGCCCCCCGTGGCCACGCCAAGAGCACGACCTTTACCTTCAAGGACTCCATCCACGCGGCGGTCTATGCCTACAAGCACTACGAGATCATCCTCTCCGACAGCTCCGAACAGGCCGAGGGCTTCC